ATTGCCTCTCCAAGGAACGCTCCAATCTTATCTCCAAAGAATCCACCTAAGACACCACCAACAAGAGGTGCAAATGGTCCCAAGACAGGCACCAACAGTGCAGTTACTGCAGTAGTACCAATAGCAGCACCGATACCTCCACCTGCTGCAACATTTAACTTGTCACCTGCAGCAAGTCTAGATCCAAATGCAAACACACCTGACAGTGCACCTGCACCGACAGGAGATTTGAAGAACTTACCCATCTTACCTAGCAACTTGCCGCCACCACCAGGTTTCATCGGTTTGCCTTGAGTTCCTGGTCTTACGCCTTGATTTCTCATCTGGCGCTGTTGGATTGCACGCTGTTGTTTATTACCTGCCTTCCTGTTTCCTGAGAAAAGTTTAGATAGTTTGCCTATGTCTCCCGCTATCTTCCACGGTCTTAATATTCTACCTGCTACAAAAATACTTGCGAGACCACCCACAACTTTCAGTGCTCTCATTAGAGGTCCGTCGTTGCCATCTGGATCGAACAGACCATCGTAGAGCATAGAGAAACCCTTCGATCCAATTTTCCATACGGTTCCCAACCACTTACCGATCCACGAGAAACCAGTCTCGATCGCCTGTCGGTTCTCTTTCTTGGATAAGAAATCCAATGCAAAGAACGTTGCAAGAGTACCTGCAAATTGAATTAGAGGTTCGATCAGTGGTGATAGCAGTCCAAAGATACCACTGCCACCCTTCTTATATCCTCTTGCTTCTGACTCCTTGTCAATATTTTCTGCTGTCTTCTTCTCAATCTGTTTCTCTCTCGCCCTGTCTTGTGCTAAAGATCTTCTTCCTTGCACCTGATACGCTGCATCTAGTCTCGCTTGATGTGAACTGGTTAGGATTTTACCTACATCAGTTACAGTTGCTCCGAGTCTGTTGACTGCCAAGGTCATTGACATAGCAGGATCTTTCTTGTCCATACCTGAGGTAGTGACAGGAAGAAAGTTTCTTATTTGTAACTTGGGTGCTGCTTTTGCCATTAAAGTGATTGATGTTGACCCGACTGTTGTCGTTGCCTTGCCTCTTCTTCACGTAGATAACGCATCAGAAGATTCACATAAACATCACGTTCCCAGGGCATCATATTTTCTAACTCAGTGAGACTATACTTATGGTGTTGCATCAAAGCAAAGTTAGTCTCAAACATATTCATCAAGGAGTCGTGCGCTAGGGCTACGCGAAAAAACTTGCTAGTCCTTCAAGCACGATGGGTGATGTAACTTCAGTTTTAGGATTGAAAACGTCAATAGTATGAGTAAGTTTAGGCATAGTTTCAAAGAACTTCTGAACCTTAGAGAACTGTACTGAATCCATACTCTCGTAGAATTCTACAAGTTCCTTGGTTGTATGATCTTTTCCTTCATATACATCCTCGCCTTCAGCAATACTATCAGTACAAGTGGCAGCGAGTTTGAACAGATCATCTACACCTGGATTGTCAACTAGATTATTTTTCACGAACACATCCAGTGAAGGATACTTCATAGTAATGGTAATTTCATCGCTGACTTGAAGTTTGTTGGTATGTTCCTTAGGAATTTGTACCTTAACTTCATCAAGATTGACTTGAATATCAACCTTAGTTGTCTCATCGTCAGGACAAGTGATTTTGAATTCACTCACCTCACCCACAGATTTACCACGGATTTTAAGGAAAAGATATTCAATATCAAAAGTGGCAAGATCATTAACGTTCTTAATGTTAGTGCACGCTTTGATAATATCTTTAACCGCTTTGATCATCTCCTTATTATCCTGTGTCTCCATAGCAAGGTAAAGAAGTTTCTCTTCTCTTACTAGGAAAGGTCTGTAGGTAACCTTCTGACCACGAGGAAGCACGCATTCATAATCTGGAATGCTCAGTTTAGGTAAAGGCATTGTGTAAAATTACAATTCAGTAAAACTATTTAGACCCCGACGTAGGTCCTGAAATCACTACTGTCGAGCACATTATCTATATTGTTTATGATCTTTTCTTGAGTCCATCCATTGACTCTGTTCTCTTTCGTAGTAAATCTATAACGCTCAAACTTAAACTGTACATCCAATCTCATAACATCTGAATTACTATTTCCAAAGTTCATTGTACCTAGGTTGAATGGATATGCACCCGTGAATCTCCAGATACCCGTCGCTTTATTCAGACGTGTCTCATACTTAATATCTTTCTTGGTTGTCTCTACCTTAAAATTAGATCCTCTTTCCCACTTTCTAACGATGATGTCACAGATGTAATCATCATAGAAACAGACTCTGTTCTCACCATCAGGTGCGATGCTTTGCATCCAAGTCTCAAAGAAATTTCTATGCCACTGGTTCTTAGTCACCAGGAATGACATCGCTAGTTCATTAGGTGTCTGTCCTGTAGCATATGATCTTTGAAGACCAAAGTTTTGTGTGTCACCTGTAGTAATATTTCTAGATGGAATCGTAACTGAGTCAGCAAAATAGTTTATAGCATCATAATACTCTGCACTAGGTTTGAATTCATTAGGTTGCAAAGCACCTGAACCAAGAACTCTCGGGAAACCAATGTCCACAGAGTACAGGTTACCACGAACAGGTTCCCAAGCACCTTTGGCAACAAGGTCTCGGAACTGTGTGAATGAATTGGGTGCTGCGTATGCCATTAAAGTTTCTTCAATACTGCCGACGTTGGTACGGGTATGTTTCTTCCGTTGATAGTGGTAACAAATTCTTCAGAGGGAATCAAACCAATATCTGCCCACTCAGAGTTTTCTATGCTGTAATAGGGAGAAATAACATTACTTCTCAAGTATTTATGCAGAGTAACGGGAGGTGGTGACGGGGAGAACCCTGACACCCGTGCTTGAGGTGGTAGATAGTGGACGTTGGCACCCCAGAAGTGTTCCGATGACTCACCTATCACATACACCATAGGACACTTGTCCCAGAACTGATACTTCTCTGCATACTCTGCTGTGTACTTGAATGTACATACCCCACCGACAGCAGGACTATCCAGACCACGACCTGAAAGGTAGAAGAACAACTGACTCCTCCACCACGATGGTGCCATAGATTTATAGTTTGCTAGGTCTCTTAGATCTTGATAGACAGTCATACCTTGAGTTCTTTTTCGGTGAGGATCATAAATTTCATCTTACGATCTGCACAATACTCACGTGCTGCTTTCCACTTCGCTTGATTGACTCCGTAAGTGGCGATCTCATTCAATAATCTCTTCGTCTTCCTACCTTTCTTAGGTGGAAGAGTTTGTGCTTTGGGTTTTACCTCCACTATATATTTAGTAGTACCAGAGGAAGTTTTTCCTTTGATGTAGAAGTCTGGGAAATATCTGTGGATTCTATTGTCAATGGGTGACACGTACGGGATAATAATCTCCTCACTACCCCACTCTAGAACGTTCTCATTCTTATCACACCACACCATTAATTTTCTTTCCCATAAACTCCTATAAATAATGTTTGTGGGATCCCCTTTGTATTTTCCTGGGTAACTAGGTCTGAACCGTCCTGAATAACTACGCTGTGTCATATGACTGCTCCATTAGTCTACCCAAGAACGCTTCCAACAGACATCCTCTCCAGTAGAAGAGAGATTGATGCTGAGGATACATATCGGACTGAACTTGTTGATTATTTGAAGATTCAAGTTTTTGATTCTGAGATTGCTAACCCTTATACTTATGCAGGAAGCGGTGGACAAGATATAAAATCATTGAATGCTCAGAGATCTACTGCAGGATTAGTGGGTAATGTGTTCTTATATTTACCCAATGGATTGCAGGAAAGTTATCAAGCAATGTATAACGAGACAACACTGGGTGCAGTTGGTCTTGGTGCGATCGGTGCAGTGGGAGATCTAACTAACAAAGATAATCTTGTAGATCAATTACAAAGTACAGCAGGTGCATTGAAACCAGAGTTCTTGATGAACTCAGTGTCATCTGCTCTCGGTACAGTTAACTCTGGTCTAGGTGCAGGTGGTGACATTGATGGCAACGCTCTGTCTGCTCTTACAACTAAGAAAATTTTCAATCCATATCAAGAAGTAACATTCAAAGGTGTGGCATATAGAAACCATACATTTAACTTTAAGATTGCACCACGTAATGCATCTGAGGCAGAAGAAGCACTGAGAATATTCAAACTGCTAAGAATTACTATGCACCCTGCTGTGTCAGGTGGTAACGAGGATGCAGTCAATAAGATGTTTGGTTTAGACGGTAAGAATGAAAAGACTGAAGGTAATGGTACAACTGCAGAGAAAGCAGCAGACTTTGTGGCAGTTAAAGATGGTCAGACTGCTAACAACGCTAGGTTCCTAAACATTCCTCACCATTATCGTCTGTCTGTCGTTCGTGTGAAAGCACAAGAGACTGAGACAGGTGATGATCTTTCGATCACTGGTAAAGGTGGGTTCCTTAAACAGATTCATAACTTCCCAACGAAAGTTGTGCTTGAGAATCTTTCATTGAGTTCTTCACCTGATAACTTTATGAATACACTGAGAGACATTGCTAACAACACTTGGGACTATGGTCCTGTTGCATACACTTTGACGATGACCTTCAAAGAAACTCAGTTCATTACAAACGATATGTTCGGAGCATAATGGCATATTTTAAGTATTTCCCCAACGTATATGTAAGAAACAGGACGTTCCAAAACGGTAACCATCCTTACGAACTTACAAAAAACATCTTCCGTCGTATCAAGATCAAGGAGAAGATCGTAGGTAAACTCCTAGGTTTTACTCAGTATTCTATCAAGGAAGGTGAGCGTCCAGATATGGTTGCCAAGAAAGTGTATGGTGATTCTGGATTGGACTGGGTTGTGTTGCTCTGCAACAACATCATCAATGTAAATGAAGAATGGCCAGTAACAAGAGACGAATTGTATGCTATATGTCAAGACAGATTTGGTGATGTAGATTCAATCAGTCACTACGAAACCAGAGAGATCCTAGATCATAATGATAATGTGATTCTACCCGAAGGTATAACTGTTAACGAGGACTATCAATACGTTAAACCTGATGGGACTTTATATACCAAGACTGATTCTCGTAGACCTGTCAGTAACTTTGAGAAACTTGATGCAGAGAATGAATACAAACGTAACATACATCTCTTGCGTGGTGCATACATCGATGACTTTGTGAATGAGTTCAGAAGACTTGCCAAGTATCTACCTAACGATGAAGTAGATTCCAAAGGTAATAAGAAAACCCCTACCACATTGGCAGAGGAGTTCATTGGTATCACTAACTATAGAAAACCAAGTCAGAGCACAGCGTCAACTGGTTCTGCACGTGGTGGTGGATCATCTACAGCACTCATCTCATCTGGTGGTGGAGGAGCAGGTGCTGTGACATCAGCAGTAGATGCAGATACAGATAACACACAAGCATCTACAACCACGACATCCACATCGAGTACGTCTTCTGGATCATACACTGGCACTCAGACTGGTAGTGGTGACACCTCAAGTAGTTCTAGCAGTAGTAGTTCCAGTTCTGGATCTAGTTCTTCTGGTGGCAGCAGTTCTGGTGGTGGATACGGAGGATATTAATGCTTTGTATCGAAGGTTCACAGTCTCTTAAATTAGAATGTGCTCTTCGAGAGTTAGGTTTTGTTGATATAGGTTGGAAGACAGTAGCACACGCAGGTATATTCTTTGTGCAACCAGTAGGAGTTCCTGATGTAGAAGACGGAGACCTCCTAGGATTTCTTGTGACTATTCCATACGCAGAATGGCGGCGTCCTAAACTTAAGACGACCGCCAAACTTGCTTTAGATTATGCTCTACACGGTTAGAAACACCAACCGTCTTTCTTGTAGAAATAACAGGGAACACCGTGTTCATTGTACTCATTAGGTCTGAAGACAGGAGTACGATAATAGTCCCTACGATAATGATGATGATGGTGATGATGATGCTCTCGCTTTGGTCTCACTGGTGAATACCAACAGTTCCAAGTCTCGAATAGTTTATCGTACACACAATGTGATGGGTGTACTTCAAATCCATCCGCAGTTTTAATGCGAGGGCGATGTGCTGCCACCGCAGGTGATGCGATGGTAAGTGCAAGGAGTGCGATGGCAAACTTTTTCATTGGTTCTTTACTCTTCTTCTGCTAGTTTAGCAAAGTATGAGAGAGTGTCATCCTCATCTGTGCCACTTGTTGAAGTGGTCACCTGTTCTGTCCACGCAGGAGCAGTAGGAGTGATGTCAGCAGCGTTGAATGAACCACGTCCTTCAGACTCATCCTCAAGTGACTCATCGATCTGCAGAGCAGCAGTCTTAGGACCAAGCACAGACTTCAGACGAGCATCAAGTTCATCATAGGACTTGAACTGATCTGGAGCAGTGAATGCTGCAAGATCGTGAGCAGATGTGTAGATCTCCTCAAGTTTAGCATCATCAAAACTACCCAAGACATTAGGAGTAGTGAAAGAACTATCATCATAGTTCCAGTAACCTGCAACCTGCTTGATCTTCAACTTGAAGTCAGCACCCTTCCAAAGATCGAAAGGATTGAATGCGGGTTCTGGATCGTAGTCATTCTCATTGGGTTGCATCTTTGCCATAATCTTGTCAAAGATACGCTTGCCATACTTATACAGGAATACCTTACCTTCGTTCTCAGGATTCAGAGGATCCTTAACAACGTAGATGTTACTGTAGTACGACAACTTACGCTTTTGCTTACGTGCGATGTCTTTATCTGACTCGTTACCAGAGTTCCAAAGTGAAGAGTTGAGTGCAGAGACAGGATCCTTTTGACCAAGGGTTGTGAGAGAGTTCTCAATGTACCAACCGCCAGGACCTTGGAATGCGTGACTCCAAACCTGTGCCCAAGGAAGGTCTGCTCCTTCAGACTCTGGGAGGAAACGGATTACTGCGAATCCATTACCTGATTTGTCCACCTGTGGTTTCCAGAAGCGTTCATCAACCTTCTTTCCTCCACTGGACATCTTCTCAATTTCTTTAGTCAGGTTAGCGAATGAACCAGACTTTTTCTTAAGATCTGCGAATGCCATTTGATTAGTGTCTTTGTGTGTTGTGTGTTTGTACTACCCATACAGGGTAACGTACTATTTAGTCGTTGTCAAGGTGCTTCTTACGCATATCCTTGAGTTTTGTCTCCATATCATCAAGAACCTCGTTGATATGCTTCCCACCAGAATACATCTCTGAAAGGGTATCGATTTTGAACTTGATGGACCTTGCCTCCTCGTCTTGATGTGCCATCAAAGCAAGTCTAGCATAGAATACCTTCTGTTTGGCGATCAGTTCCAGAGTTCCCTCTAGATGCTGTCGTCTGCCTTCCTCATCGAGTTCAGCAAACTTGACTGATAGTTTTGCTAGTTCGAGATAGAGTTGCTCCATCTCTTGTACTTCTCCACGTACTACTTCTGATTCGTAGAATGGGTTGGTCATATTGGTAGGACTCCTCTGCTTGTGCGTTTAACGTAGTTTAATTCTTGGGCATTAAACTTAATCTTATCCTTCAGCGGTTTGCTGATGAGTTTGTTAACAGTATCCACCTCAATGTCAAGATCATCACAGACAACAATGACTGCATCAATATAGTTGACAAGTCCGTTGCTGTTTTTGACAACCTCTTCCACAGCAGCAGAAAATTTCGCTTGTGTCATAAATTTGTCTTTGTATTCCTTCATTGTAGTTTTGACTGCATAAATTCGTTGATGTATTCAACAAGTAATTGGTAGTAATAATCAAGATCTGTCTTCTGAATGACCTGCATAGATCCTTCTTCAGTGGCGATAAGAGTTACAATCTTATCAACCTTGACACCACACCGCTCGTAATACATCACAGCGTATGCAGTTTCTTGAACAAAGTAGTTCTCAATCCAGTTTTCTTTCTTTGGTTTCGTAGAAGTTTTGAAATCAATGACTGCTAGTTCACCTTCATACTCAGCGATGCAGTCTACTCGACCTGCAACACGGAGGTGATCACTGAACAAAGGACTTTCAAGAAGATGAATGTTGTCAATATTGTTAAGAGTTTCCTTTGCTGTTCTGAATAAAAAGGATGCTAAAGGATTCTTGTCGTCAAACTTGACAGTTTCATTCTTCAGATAACATTCTACCATACTATGAAACTTATTGCCACGTGATGAAGCACGACCTGAGATCTTGTTTGCCTCTGCCTCTCCAACACGCTTCCTCCATTTCATAATCTTGTCCTTGGTACGATGACTGGTGACAGTCGTCACGGAAGGATACCATTTACCATCACCAACTTCATATAAACGAAGACCATTAGTTTTAGTAACAGCATTCATTTCAGTCAGTGGAACAGGAGGTCCCACTAAGTTAAACATAATTAGAAACCAAGATTAATTTTGCTGATCAGATACTCTCGTACCAAACCAGAACGAACGATGTCTTCAATACCAAACTCTACGCAATCAAACGAACTCATAGTTTGAATGATCTTCATAAAATCTAGGACACCATTCTTTTCATTTGTTTTGATGAGGTCAGACTGTGTGTAGTCACCTGCGAAGATGATCTTACAGTTCTCTCCCACCCTTGTAATTATACTATCTAACTCGTGAAAGTTCAAGTTACTAAACTCATCAACGATGACAATACAATTATCCATCGTGACACCACGGATGAATGAGGTTGACCAGAATGAAATAGTTTCCTGTGCTCTAAGATTATCGTAAAGCATTTCGAATGCAGCATCGTCTGGCATTTCGAACATATACTTCACCATATTCTTGTAAGGAATCTGGTATAGGTTTGACTTGTCCTCGTGATCACCTGGAAGAAAACCAATCTCCCTCGTAGGTACAAGAGAACGCACCATATAAACCTTCTCATAATTATTATCAGGTTCAAGCACTTGTTTCAGTGCCATATACAGACTGATAAATGTTTTACCAGTACCTGCTGCACCGTGTAGACACAAGTTCTTACCTTCACCATATGATTTGAACACTCTCTCCTGATTAGGAGTGATAGGTTCAATGGTTTTTAGATGTTCAAGATTGATAGGTTTCTTTCTTCGCATCTGTTTCGCTGAACGTGAAAATGATGATGAGGGTGTCTTTCTCTTCCTTTGTGGCATAGTTTAAGTAAAGCGACTGAGGTTCGCTGCAGGGTGATCCTTCTGGATCTTTTGCATCACGTTTTTGAATCCTTCGGACTGTTTAGGTTTACCGTAAATAGTTCCGTTGGTTTGGTTGCCCAAGTATCTTTCCAACTCGGGATGTTCTTCTTTGTATTTATCGAGATCAGCGATCTTCATAAAGTTGGTCGTGATCTCTCCAGTCTCTTTGTTAATCCATTCGTAGGTTGGCATTTATCTGAGGTCCAGAGTTTTAGTGTGAATACCGAACAGTCCTCTGATAAAAATATTAAAAGAGAGACTCATTCGTGGGGTTAGATTTGTACCCTGTGGCACATAGTGTACTAGATGCGAGGGAAAAATACAAATCATACCTTGTTGAGGGGTAACTTTATATAGGGAACTATTGTACATATTCCAACTGTCAATGTCTGGTTCGATCATCTTGTACTGATTCTTATTGAAGATCAATTCAGATGATCCCTCAGGTGCTGTAAGGAATATGACACCACTAAACATACTATTAGTATGATCGTGGGAGTCCGCTGCTTCACCATCATTCAGTTTACTGATCCAAGAATTAGTAACTTGGATGTCGTGCTTCTGACTGATACCTTGAATAGCATACACATACTGTTTGATGTGGTGGTTTGTCCATTCGACAAACTCTTTAGGCATTCTAGCAAGAACGTTAGGGTATTGCGTTAGTGCTCCACCACTAGGTACTTTCTCGAATGAAAAACCTGACGCTAGTTCAGTAACGTCAGGCATCTTACCATCATTATCAATGTAAAGAGGAGATGAAAACAATGGAACAACTTCCATCGTCATCAGTCAATCCTCAAGCAAGGTTGTAGATCTTCCCACCCCTCAGGGCATCCACAGTCTTCCTCTGGACACCAGTCAAGGGCACTGGAAATGATAGGGAACTGACAGATGAAGTGTGTCTTCACGATGTCAGCGATACGTTTGTGTTCTAGTTGCGTACCGTTCTTCTCACGCAACTGAATATAATGAATCCAGTTACGAAGATTACCTGTCATATAGATTTTGGTTGGTGTAGCGAGTGGAAGCACAAATCTTGCACACTCCTTTGCGATCCCATCATCTACCATTTTCTTGTAGAGATCCATCGCTTCATCAAAATGTTTTTGAACTAGGATTTCATAACGTTGCTTAGTGTATTCGTCAACGTCATCGATACTATTCTGTCTGTTCTTAGTATCCTGTCTGCGTAGTTCAAACATAGGAATTCTGTTGTCCAACTGTGACGCATCAGCATACCGTTGGGAAAACTCTTGGAATGTGAATGACCTGTGTCTCAAGATTTGAGCAGCGATTGCTCTAGTCGTACTGATTTCCAGAGTCATAGTTGCTTGCTCAAACACAGACCAGTGACCGTGCTTGATACAATACTTAAGGAGTCCTGCTACGTTAGGGTTCTCCTGATTCTTTGGGTTGCTTACGCGAGCGATATAACCGATAGTCTTCTCAGCGTCAGGTGTGACAGAGACTAGGCATACCTTGGTAGGGTCAGTCGGCATTAGTAATAAACCTAGTGATAACAATCATACAAAATGCTTGGATGTAATTCAATGTCTTTAGACCAAAGAGGTAAGGCATTAAACCATTCCAACATACCATAAAAAGTAGCGGTCCGAGAAGGAAAACTCCGATGAACTTTCCAACTTGCTCGGGGGTGACTTCATATTCTGGTTTCTTGACCTCAGGGGTTTCTTTCTGTTGCCCCTTCATATAGATCATTTTTTCTTTCCAGGTTTCTCTGGGTTGGGATTCCATAGTTTAGGTGAGATTCTTCCTTGTGTTTGTTCAAATCCTTTGAACTTCTTTTTGTATTTGTCGTAGTAATGATCAAAGATTTTGACCTGTACTCCCATCACTATATCATACTTTGGTTGATCGTTCTCGTCAAGATAATTAACAAGATACGCATTGTTAGGAAGGTCGCGATTGTTCGCGTCCTCAGGACGTGCATTCTCTTTGATTAACTTCATCAGGCAGAACCCCGATTTCCCCAGTTGATTGATGGGAATGCTTCACTCACTACATTCTTTGTGATGCGAAACTTCTTGTGCAGTTTCTTATCCTTTACAAGACAGAGGATCTTTGCTTCATCTGCGTGCAAACCTTCACACATTTGGATGAACATATTCTCTCGTTGCATACGAGGTACATTCTCAGCACCACCCTTGATGAAGTAATAGAACTTACGTCCTTCCTTCTCTAGAAGAGTATGCTCTGTGCCTTGAGGTGCATCGTTAGGTGTGTAAGGTACATCACCCTCGGGTACAATAGACTGTACACTCTCATCAAAGTTCCAGATGAACAGAGACCTGAGTGCCTGTGAATTATTTTCTTGAAGGATTTTCACCTTCTCTGCTTTTGTCTTAGCGTTGTGTGCTTTCTGCAGAATTTCTGAGATCATAAGTTTGAATGCCATAGTTAAAAGTCTCCGATCTGTTGGAGCAAATCATTTAGTTCGTTGTCTACAAGATACTTCCACACGTATTTACGTGCAGGAGGATTAAAACTCTCATAGTTATCTATAATCTTTTCCTCCACCTCTTTTGGGATACAAGAAAAGTCGATCAGAGTTTTGTTTCTCTCGTAGTTTGCTTTGTTTTCCTCAGGGATGTAGTCAATGTTCTGTGCCCAGACATCTATCTTCTTACGTGCCAGAGGGCGCTGTCTGCGTCCTTCTGTGAGGCAGGAGTCATCTGATAGGACGTTAGGGATTCCGTCGCTTCTATCGCCTTTGAGGATGTGCTCAGAGATGTAGATGTGAGGGTCTACACCGTTCACATATTTCTTGAGGCAGGGATTGTACTGGGTGACAAATCTAAAGCGTTGAAGTTGGATGAAGTCTTTATCTCCAGAGAGAATCAAGACCTTCTGAGCAGGTTGCATATTGTTTTGCAGTCGTATGTTCTTCAGACCTTGGTCCTTAACAAGAACTGCGATGATGTCATCTGCCTCAGCACCATCAACCTCGACAACTTTATATGGAAGTGACTCTCTGAACTCGTCCTTAAGTTTATTCAGTAGTTCAAAGATGTTGTTCCAGTTGTGCTTAGACTTCTCTCGATCCTTCTTCCTCGTACCTTTATAGTAAGGAAAGTATTCACGTCGCCAGTAGTTTTTACTGTCATAACAAAGGACTAATTCACCGTACTCTTTCCGAAACTCGTGGCGATAATTTCGCAGTGAGTTAAGGATCATATGGCGAACCAGTCCTTCCTGTAGTTCTTCAGATTGTGTCAAACTAACCATCAGGTTAGCGATCATTACCTGATTCATATCGACCAGGATCATAACTCAGTCGTCATCTTCAGCGTCTAGTGTATCATCATTATCCGTGAATCGCAAGTAAAGTAGTTCAGATTGATCTACATTACCATCTTCATCTAGCATTTCGGGGTGCACGATAGACTTCGCGTATGCTGCATTATCAATGAAAGCATCAACGTATTCCTTCGCTGTCCAAGATACTAGTCCTCCAATGAGGAATGCTCCGATAATTCCGAAGACATATAATGCTGTGACCATCGGTCTCTCCAAGTAAGGTGAACAAAGGGTGCAAGATAGAGACCTCCTATAACTCTGATTTATTTATAGAAGACCTTGGGATCTAAACTGTGTGATGGTTTCATTGCATCCACCAGTCCTTTTCCCATCTACGATTAGTTGTGGGAATGTAGCAGAGCGACCAAACTCTTCCCAGAATTGTGGACGTGTAAAGTTTACATCAAGTTTCTGTTCTTGAAACTTCCATCCTTTCATCTCGTAGAGTTTTTTAATTTTAACACAGAAGGGACAACCTTCACGAGTGTAGATAATAGTGTTGCTTGGCATCAGTCTTCAGAGAATAAAAAAGGGAGCGAGTGCTCCCTAGTATCTATTATAGTACGAAACAATTAGAATGCGTACTTAACTCCAAGTTTGCCACCAAAGGCAGTATCCTTAACTTCGTCTGTCAAGAAAGAAACCTCACCGTACACTCCGACTGATTCAGAAACAGCGAAACCAATGCCGCCTTTACCTGAGAACTCAGTGTCACCGTCAGCACCGTCAGTTGAGATCAAACTAGGACCTGCCTGCACGTAGTATGAAGCAGTGCCAGTAGTACCCTCGTAACCCACGTGAAGATCTGTGGTTGCACCAGTGTAATCGTCTCCAATCCAAGACGCATTGGTTTCTACGTTAACGTAGGGTCCTGCAATGGATGCAGATGGGGCAGCAATAGCGGTTGCTGCAGCAAGAGCAGCGAATGCAGTTTTAATCATTGAAAATTTACTCCTTAAAATTAGAATGGACAATTCGTGTTTACGATGCGCTTCGAGCACGAATGGTTATTTATACACAAAATGTTTCATTGTGTAACGGAAAAGGTGGGATTCGAACCCACGGATGCTCTCACATCGTCGGTTTTCAAGACCGATGCCATCAACCACTCGACCACTTTTCCTTGTATTTGAAAACGCCAGAGCGATCATACACCAAACGATAGTTATCTGTCAACACATAGTGCCCAGTAATGTCAGACCCGTCACAGTGATACCCATAAGAGACTACAGACTCGTAAACACCATCAATGCAGAACTTCTTTTCCTTGTCAGTGAGGTAGGAGTGATAGTATTCATCGAGATTGATCATTGGTTTTGGATCTCCTTCAAACGGCGGTGGCAATAATCTAGTACCTCATCACGGTACCCTAGGAGTTCGTGATAGCACTCCTGATTATGTGCACAATTCCTCAACGCAGGATCAGGTTTGTGGAGACTCTCGATCAGCAGGGTCATCCCCCTTATCTGTTTGTCCTTCATTGAGTTCCTCCTGTGTTGAATCCTTAACATTATATAGAGAACCGTCTAGTCTAGCAACCTCTCCAAGGGGAGATTTGAAGAACTTACGGATTTTCTTTAGTTTCTTTGCCGCCTTTCTTTGGTCTCCAGATTTGAGTGCTCCTTTCACAGCATCCAATTCCATTTTAGATTTAAGAAAGCGACGATCCCAGTAATCCATTAATCAGTATCTTTAATGATGATGTTGAAATTCCTTATCTGTGTCGGTTGATAAGGCGTCCTATTACTATACCATATGTTGCTATTTTTGTCGTGCATCTGTTGGTACAGTGCCATCCTAGCGTTACGTTTGTACCTACCAGTCGTGGCATCCCTTACAAGAACTTTCTTCGGTAGGTTAGTTTGACTAGGGTAGTACGGTGACTGTGCTTCTGAACCATCAGAATACTGTAGGTCTGCAGGTGGCCACTGAATATTAATTACATCTTCAGTATCATATCTCTTACCATAATCATATACGTCAGAGATACTTACCATACCGAACCATCCATACTTGTCAAACTTATATGCATCACCAGAATCATAATGATCTTGGAATGTAACTCTGATCTTCAGTCTGAAAGTTAGTCCACCTTTGTCATAATAATCTGTCTTAAAGACTACATCATTACCTGCTGTGGTTTGCTCCATCCAATACTGATGGAATGATGTGGCATTACCATTCTCATATAGGAAGAAACTCTGGAAGATCTCATTCATATTGACTGCATACTCGTTACCAGTGGTGCTCTGGTTGTTTATCACCATCGCTGCAGGTTGTCTAGGAACTGTGAGGTCACTGTAACTATCAAGAGCGATGTCTTGAATCCTACCTTGAAGTTCAGCAGGGTCAGGACACTGATCACTATTGATCCCAGTCACTTTGAATCCTAACTTCACATACTTAGGACCATACCAAGTGCGAGTCCTCTTATTATAGTTCTCTTCATTGTTATCGATGATGAAATCAAACTCATCACCAACTTTGAAACCACCACTACCCCAGTCCTCAACACTATCGAGATACCATCTAACCTTATAATCGTGCCAGTCAAAGTAAGTACCTCCCACAGGACGATCGATCTCGAACTTGAGTCTAACTGCGAAGTCATTCTTTGCAACGACATCAACGTATCCTATGTACCCATTGTCATAAGATGCTATGTCTTTACCATTGATATATCTCATTCTATCTGCACCTCTGTCAGCATTATTAGCAAAGACATTCGCTGACTGATTGACTACCTTGTTAGTAAGTACAGTTGTGTAGTCTTCTTTAGTCACTGCCATTTGTCTACCTGCTAAGACCTGACTAGGATCATTCTCGTAGATGAATAACTCACCACTGATAGGAAGACCACAGGGTTCAGTAATGTCAGGACCTGATTGTGGTTGTCCCTCTGCCTGATCCTTACTATCAGTTCCATAACTATGTGACTGTGTGATCAAGTTGACAGTCCAAGTGTTTACATATGTGCCTTCGTTCTCGTCCCTCAATGCAAAGGCAGGGGATGTCTTTCCATTGTAATGTCCTGTGTCAATGGATTTAATTTTGAATACTAGTTTATCTCCTGCCTCTACAGGGAATGTATGTAAGACAGCACCAATAGTTTTCCACTCGGATGCTAATGATGTCTCTTCATAGATCACAAAACCATTTAACTTTAGTTGCCAAGTGAACTTAGTACAGTCACCATAACCTGCAGTCATACCACCGTGTGATCTGATGCTGAGTGTTGTAGATTTTGCAACAGTAACTCTCTGTACTCTGTTCCTACTGTTCGCATAGTTACCCTTACATTTACCACACTCCCACTGGTCAGCACCTGTCTTAGGATGTTCTGAATAGTTTCCACACTCAGTACGAGTCAGCATCACGTCAGCAAATGACCCTTCCTTAAATGCTTTCTTCTCGCAATCATCCTGAGTGTTTATAGATGCGAAGACTGGTGCTGCAGGTTCAGCGAAGACATAACATTCAATACCTTCATAGTAATACTCACTGTCACCATAACCTACTCTATATGATAGGCGAGTGTCATTATAATCTTCATCACCATCCCACAAGTCCTCCCAGTATTGCCAAACAGCATCTGGCCACTTGGTCATATCTTTCTTGCCAGGGTTCAGTCTCCTGTCTGAGAACCATACATATCCATTCTGTCTAGGGTGACTGTTCTGATTGGTTGTGTATCCTGCACCATATTGATTGTTATGTGCTGAGAATGTGATGTCCTGACCATCAGATGCACCACCATTATTACCATCAGGAATCATAAAGAACCCAAGGTTGCAGGGCATATAAGAATTGATCTCATCCTTAGGGATAGATCTATGGAATGTACCAGAGGAATCAGTAGCGTTGCTTAGAAGAACACGACCTGCGATAGGTACATTGTTTTCATCTGTGACGTACCATCCAATAGTATTCTCATAGGATGCACTACCACGTCGTGTATTCAAAGTAATCTTGAGTCTAGACTCAGCAGGGGTATCAAACCTGAATATATTGTTCTTGAGATTTGGTGCTCTTGCTACGTTTCCAAGTGGTTCAATGGAGTACCTATGATCTTCACCTTCAAAACTATAGTAACGATGGAGAGCAGCAGGTTCCTCACCGTCCATCAGTTCTGAGATCATATCTTCTGCCTCTCTATAACCATAGAAGAGAACCTCATCACGTGGTTGGTAACCACCTGCATCTAGATCACTGCCCTCACCTGCAGGGTCAGACAACAACTGAGTGTCCTGTCTGGATGATGAGAATGTTCTATAGACAGGGACGCTACGTCCTGTACCAGAGGGTACAAGGTTACCGTACCACCTGATACCACCCATCTGATAACCACTGGTAGGTATATCAAACTTACCGTAACGATGATCTCTACCAATATTATTGTTACCTAGGATAGAGAACCTTGCGTTAGCATCGTTACCATCATTGTCTAAGAATTTAACAGACTTATTGTCACCATAGTTCTTATCATTATCAACTGAGTATCCAGAACCAGATAGTCCTGAGTAACTAATAGAGTAATCCCCAGGTGAGAGTGTGACTGCTGTTGTTATCTTTCCTTTCTCTCCATTTCTAGTGAACGTAGCACCACCAACTGAGATCTGATCTACAGCAGTGCCATATGTACGAGGGTTATCATCCCATTGAAATTCTAAACTGATTGTCTGTGAAGTATTACCACTAACTGTGATTGTATTGGGTCCATTGAACACAGCACCACCTGTGTTACCCATACCTTTTAGGTATTCAAATATAGGTACTCTCTCTGTTACACAATTTCTAATACATACCTGATTGGTCATTCCATATGATGCCTTAGGTACAAAGGAATCACAGTCTGCCTGAGGTGGTTTCCAAGCACCACCAACATAAGGTCTGAAGTGACAGTCAAGATGATTCTGAAGACACTCCTCAAGGTCAGGGTTCTTTCCGTCATCACAATCTACTGTGTCACGAGTCATATTATTTGTTCCCTTTGGTGAGGTACACACGTCACCAGAGTTCTCATCCTCATTATCAATGACTGAGATCTGAATGTCACCTGTATCAGGTACATCTAGTCCTAGTCCTAGGATGGTATCTAAAATAGGTTTCCAACTGATATACGTTGGAGGTGGTAGTGGTTCTTCCGTTAAGTCAGGGAAGTTGTTAGGTTGCAACGTACCTTGATCGCCATAACATTGACCAAGGAGTTGCTCCACTACTGCTGTCAGTGTGTTAGGGGAGGGGGCACCACCAGGCGCACCAGTTCCTCCACCCCCAGATTGTACAGGTTGTTCCTGTTGTTCTACATCTGAGGGATCACAATTTCGTTCGAACCAATGATCGTTCGAGAGGTTGCTCATCTACTGACACTTTGTTTAGGTATTTAGGGGTTTGTTCTGGGGGATTCCAATGTCGTACGACTCCGCTGATAATAAAACAATTAGTGACAAGATAACTGAGAAATAAAATGGTCCGTACAACCACAATGTAGTTATCATACTGTTCAGTTTTGTCATCAGAGAAACTTCCGAGTGAATACTTCCAGACATCCCACAGTTTTTTAGGCATAAAAAAAGGGACCGTAAGGTCCCTATAGAATATCATAATGTAATGAGAAGATCAACCGATTGAAGGTGCAGTCAGTGCAACAGGCACAGACTCAGCAGCAGCAAGATCGAGAGGGAAGTTGTGAGCGTTACGCTCGTGCATAACTTCCATACCAAGACCTGCTCTGTTCAAGATGTCTGCCCAAGTAGGGATGACTTTACCACCTGCATCTACAACTGACTGGTTAAAGTTGAAACCATTCAAGTTGAATGCCATTGTACTTACACCCATTGCAGTGAACCAGATGCAAACCACAGGGAATGCAGCAAGGAAGAAGTGCAGTGAACGTGAGTTGTTGAATGAAGCATATTGGAAGATCAAACGACCAAAGTAACCGTGAGCGGCAACGATGTTGTAAGTCTCTTCTTCTTGACCGAACTTGTAACCGTAGTTCTGTGACTCTTGCTCAGTAGTCTCTCTGATAAGAGATGAAGTAACAAGAGAACCGTGCATAGCACTGAATAGAGAACCACCGAATACACCTGCAACTCCAAGCATATGGAATGGGTGCATCAAGATGTTGTGCTCTGCTTGGAACACGAACATATAGTTAAAAGTACCTGAGATACCAAGAGGCATAGCATCAGAGAAAGAACCTTGACCGAAAGGATAGACCAAGAACACAGCGAATGCTGCTGAAACTGGAGCAGAGTATGCTACACAGATCCAAGGACGCATACCAAGACGGTAAGAAAGTTCCCACTGACGACCACAGTATGCTGTGATACCAATAAGGAAGTGGAAGACAACGAGTTGGAAAGGACCACCGTTATACAACCATTCATCTAGACTTCCTGCTTCCCAGATAGGATAGAAGTGAAGACCGATAGCGTTTGAACTAGGGACAACAGCACCAGAGATGATGTTGTTTCCATACATAAGAGATCCTGCAACAGGTTCTCTGATTCCATCGATGTCCACAGGAGGAGCAGCGATGAATG